TTAATTAGAGTTATTAACAACGATATCCATCTCTAACTGGATATCTAATGCCATTAACATCCCTTCAATTATGCCCTCAGCCTTCTGTAACCTTTTCCCGATATAACCATCCGAGCAGCAATGCTTACTTGCCAGTGACATGAATGTCATACCACATACATAATAATCTACTAATAAATCGTGTAAATCGCTGTTGTTCTTTTTCAGACGGGCCATGCACCCGCAAATGATCATAGCGTCATCGTCACAACATTGCGGGCGAGATTTTACTTTTGAAGGAATTAATCCCTTAAAACCGGCAGCAATGGACGACCAGGTCACATCCTCATGATTATTTGCCGCCCATGCGCCCCAGCGTTCAAGAACCATCTGAATATCACGCATTATTCGCACTCACCAACCAGATTGAGAATGACCGCTGCACCGTCGTCTTCCATGCATTCACCCTTACCACTTGCCAGAAACCAGCGGCACGCCTCCACGGCTTCAGCGCGTGTCACCGGTTTGATGGTTGCCAGCAATTTTTCAAGGTAGCGCTCCCGGTCATATACCGATTCGTGATGCTCAGAGTAACCAAACTCATCGCCCTGTTCTTTAGTTGCAGTGTGGCGAACACTGTAGAGCCAGTCCCAGTAAACGAACTCGCGAACAACATCAGACAGCGTATAAGGCTCAGGCAGCACATCGCGATATCCATCAACAAATGCCCGACGCTGTTCATCAATTTCGGTCATGCGGCTGCCGCCAATGCTTCCGGCTTTTTTCTCTGCCGCAGTCCAGCCCCAGAGATGATCGTTGATAAATTTCTGGGAAGACCTGATGACCCGCTCTGCTTCCACATCTTCGAGCGCTGCTTCATAGCTACCAAACATAGCCCTGACTGATGCCGCTTTTTTGATGTTCTCCCGGGCGTTCCTGATAACCTGCGCAGGGTTATCCATGCCGATGATGCCGAACGCAACCTGGAAAGGTTCGTAACCATTCGCCAGCAGATAACGCGAATAGCGTTCCTGAGCCTCTTTTGGGGAAATTTTAATTTTCACCAGCGCAGCCTCAGCAGCATCCAGATGTGCGGGTTCGTTCAGACGGATAACCTCCAGCACCCAAAGATAAGCATCAGTCTGCTTATGCCCGGTGATTCTCCGTTGCTCTGGCAGGGGCTTGATGTTTGCGAGGGCGGAGCTGTACGCTGCCGTCGGGATGGTGAATAGTGCTTTATGTTCGTTATTATCAGTACGCATTACGCAACCGCCTTTTTCTTATGGAAAACCAGCTCTCGAACCTGATCACCGTTCATGAGCATATTGTTGAAATCATCGTGATCCGGCCAGTACACGCTCACGCGCTGCAGGTCATTCTTTGCCATCAGATTGGCATGAGCACATTCGCAAGCCGCAGCCAGCCCGGTGGCGCTGTTCTCGTCACGGTCGGCAAAAATAATCAGGTGCAGAACACCAGCTGGTACGCGAAACTTTTTCATAAAGCCGCTGTTAATGGTTGCCCAGGTGTTCACGTTATAAATCTGGTGCGCTGACAGCGCTGTTTCGATGCCTTCGGCGATACCCAGAGTGCTGGCGACAGGAAACATGCGGATAGCTACAGAACGAGCGTGATCCAAATAGTTATCTTCCTGCAGGGATTTGAGGCGCTTTGCACTGCTACCGATATCTGCTTTTTTATCACCATCAAGCAGAGTCTGGTGCAGATAGCACAACTCCCCTTTATCGTCCGTAGCAAGTGAATAAAGAGACTGGAACACACTCCCGTTGTGTCTCTGCCTGGCATTGAACCGGATCGCCTCAGCAGGAAGACTGAATATTCCACGAGAATTAAGATACGCTGCGCCGGATGTACCACGCAGTGCCTCCAGTTTTGAAAACTTGCTCAATACCCGTTTGCGTAAGCTGGTGGCGCTGCTGGTTACCGGGATTTTAACCCGTTGGTAATCATTACCGATCAGGCGGTCTATTTCGGTACAAATCTCGTTAAATGGCTTCGCCTGTGTCAGGGTGACAAGTTTCATACCATCGCCACTACCACATACACAGATCCACGTTCCTGCACCGTCGCGGTCGTCAATTCGGAACTTGCCACGTGCACCGCATACCGGGCATTCACCCTTGAAGTGATTTTTTCCGGTTATCGGCGGCAGACCGAAGTGCTCTAATATTTCAGGCCAGCGGCCTTTCGCTGCATCTGCTGTTTTCATCTTACTGACTCAGACTGTTTATATTTTTCTGGAGTTGGTGCTTTGCCTGCATGATGCGCCAGGCCTCACTGCCTGCCGGTATCTCTCGTCGTTCATCACGTTCCTGAGATAAATCAATCGTTGTTTGTGCGTTTTCAGTGACCTTCTGAACCCGCTGGTGGCCTTTGGCAAACCGGATCAGTTTGTGTCTGATGTAGTTATTTACCTCAGGGGTAATTTCCATCGGAAAGTTACTCAGTCCGTCAGGCCACTCACCGAACTTTTCCCGGAAAGTGTGAGCACACCATCCGTCACTGACTGGACGCCCCAGCGAAGCACGCTGGCGCTGATAAAATTTGATCTGACTCCACCAGGACTGTTTCTCTGCCTTCGTCGACTGATGCTGATTTTTACCCAGCTTATTAAGTTTGCGGCTAGTGTCAGTATCAACGTCTTCACCTCGCAGCGGCTTGTGTCCACATTTCGGGCAAACATAGACGCCTGCTGGCTTCATGTAGTGGCATTGAGGGCATTCATGTGGCAGTTTTTCGGCCCGTTCCTCAACTGCCCGGCGCGCGCTTTCCTCCATGCCGTCAGACTTACCGGGAAGCTCGTCGTACTCGATTGAATCCGGATAACCCAAACGGTGCACGGTGCCGCTGTGATCGAAGATAAGGCAGGACTCTTTACCCGGTGCGGTGCGCAGCCCACGCCCGAGAGCCTGCAACCAGCGAATTTCGCTTTTTGTTGGCCTGGCGTAGATGATGCAACGAACGTCACTATCAAAGCCGGCCACCAGAACGCCCACACTAACGATGATTTTCGTTGCACCGGTTTCAAAGCGGTGAATGATGGTCTGGCGCTCATCTACCGGAGTGTCGGCGGTCATTACCTCAGCGTTAACACCCGCCAGGTTAAACTGGATTGTCAGATAATTGGCGTGAGCTACGTTGACGCAGAAAGCGATGGTAGGTAAATCCCGACCATTCTCCAGCCAGTTCTGTACGATGTCGCCCACCAGCGTAGAGCCGCACATGATTTCAGCCAGCTGTGTTTCGTTGTAATCGCGGCCGTACTCAAGCGAAGATGTGGTTTTAACACCTTTCAGATCCGGCTTAGTTGGCGCGTAAAATTCGTATTTACTCAGATCGCCACGCTGGATTAACTCGCCGATGGTGGTCGGCTTAATCAGTCGGTCATAGTATTTGCCCAGGAACGGAGAAAACGGAGTACCCGACAGGCCAATCACCTTTACGCCTTTGCCGCGCAGACGTTCGATATCCTTCAGGATGCGTTTTTTACGCAGGTGCGCTTCGTCGATAATCAGCAGATCGATATTTTCAGGAAAAACACGACGAATAAGCGTGTCAGCGCTGGCAATCTGAATTTTCCGGTCCGGATCGTAGTTCGGGTGATCCGCCCAGATATAACCGATTTCATCTCCAGGTAAACCATACTGCACGAACCGATTAGCCGTCTGACCAATCAGGATGGTGTACGGAACACAGAACAGAACACGCATACCACGGCTGACAAAACCAGCAACTATGAAGGCTGCCAGACCCGTTTTACCGCTACCTGTTGGCGAATACACCATGAAGGTGTCGTTTGCCTTCCAGTCACGGCGCAACATGTTTAACGCTCGTTCCTGTGCAAAATTCGGCGTGATCGTCAGCTCCATTGTGCAGCTCCCGTGCTGATGAGATAATAATTTTGTGATGTGGTTTTCATGGATTCCCCCTCACATGGCTGGTGGCCTCCCCAAAGGCTGCCAGCCTCCCTTCTGATTCAGCTCCTCTGAAAAATCACTCTTCCAGGAAGAACCCTTTTCGTTTCTCAGCGCCTGAGCGCTTTGTACTACCTTGCTGATACGGGCGTTTTTTTAAATTGCGCCCTTAAGACAGTGATCTACTTAACCAATGGATCTCTCCTGTTGGAAAAGACCCTATTCCTGCCCCAACACCCAATCCCCCCTTACCCCCCTTACCCTCTTCCCCATAAAAACGTACTACTTCCCTAGTACACATGAGGAGTTGGGTCAGTTGGTTGCCAACCTGAACAGGCACCTTTAAGCCTGCTTCTGTTCGGGTACCTTTAAACCCGAAACAATGAGGAGCGCGATTGCGTTCCTGCCAGGGGCGGCTGAGTTGTATACCCCTGTAAAGCTCTGCCCTGATTTCTCACAAACAAGCGGAGCCTTGTGTTTGCTTCGTGCCTTGCTCTGTTCTCCTTGCGGAATGAAACAGGCTCAGCGTCAAAAGTGATTTCGTATACCTCCGCATATTTCAGGGCGACCTTCCGTCTCAGTGACGGAGGCAGCCCCTGTAACTGCTGCTGAATCCACTCTTCGTCTGCCTGGCAGTACCTAGCTGGCATTTCAACCCTGACTAAATCCTGTTGCATGGCTTACTCTTCCCGCTTCGCTATGAGGTTATAAACCCCGCTGATCGGGTCATACCATATGCTGCGTGGCAGCAGCTTCTGGAAGTAGCGCGGATCTGGCATTACGGTTGACTGTTGTGACATGTCACACCTAACTATTTGTTTTCCGTAATGGAGAAAAAATGAGGCTCTCTTTAGATAATTTGAGGGTTGGTGAAACTTTAGATACCGCTTCCTCAATTCTTTCAGCCATTGCAACTGAGGGGCGCCTAAAACCCAGAGCCATCTGGTTCAGGTATGCAACGCTAGTCCCAGATAACTGTGCCAGCCGCCTCCATTCATCCGCGCTCATGACTCCTCTGATTGAGAGCAATACACTGGACATAAAAAACCCCATACTGTATTGGTTATTAGCAACGTGCTAACATTAGCACATGAGATCACAATACAGCAATACGCTGTAAAGCATTTAGCTAACAATGAGACAAGCATGGAAATCAAAGATATTCGCTTAAAAAATCTACAGACGGTAATCCAACGCAGCGGCTTAACCCAGACAGATCTGGCGTTAAAATGTGAGATATCACCCTCACTTATAAGCCAAATAATGACTAAGCGCAGAAATATGGGAACTGCTCTCGCTAGAAAACTCGAGGGGCGACTGAGCCTATCAGAAGGATGGTTTGACATCCCCCACTCATTGCTGGATTCCCCATGGCATCTAGCTAAAATGAGGGAAAAGACTGGTGAGACCACTATTGATGAACAGCAACTAACTAAAAGAGAGACTCGACTTATTGAGTTATTCAGACAAATGCCTGAAAGCGAAAAAGACAGGATAATCAGTGAGTTATCTGAAAAGAAACGTAATTTTGACAAACTACTTGATGAGCTAATGGCTGTTAAAGCATCAAGAATGCCGATCGACAAAGACGAAAATGAATAATAAATACAACGCACTATAAAAAAAACAGCAAATATTAGCATTTTGCTATTGTCAAGAATAACGCATAGCGCTACATTCACCTCAGCAAGTAAAAACAAGTGAGGTGAATGTAATGTTAAATGATAAACATGACTCTTATTCCGTAAACTCTCTGTTGATTTGTGCTCAAGCGGCACTATTAGGCGGTACCGCTTCAAACCATGACGTCATCAACCTCTTAGATGTTGCACAAGACATCATCTCTTCAACTATGAATTCCTTTACAGATAGTAGCGCTCCCGGCGCTAATGTTGATTTATTTACCAAAGAAGTTAGCGCTAGTAATTCCCCAGCATTATCTTTCGGTCAACGTATTCTCCAAGCGCGTAAATCAGCAAGTCTTCAACAACATCATATTGCCAGCGGTGCTGGAGTGACTGTTCAGGCTGTTTCGTTATGGGAAAATGACTCAGCAATTCCTACTTGCGACAAAATTATCCCATTGGCAAATCTTCTTGGCTGCGATCCAATGTGGTTACTGACTGGTGCTTATAAACAAAATCAGGAGGAAGCATAAGATGAAAATGTTCAAAGGCCTCACCAACGAACCGGAAACAGCTTTTCATCACATTGCCGTACTGCTTGAAGCGGGGTTAATCATTTCGGCTTCCGGTGATGAAGAATGTGATGAACTTTCGGATGATATCTTTTTACTGGCACAACAATACGCCAGAAGCGCATGCGATGCATTTAAGGAGCAAAGAACATGATAACTCCATTAAATATTCTTGAGGAAGTGGCAGCACAAATAAAAGAGAATACATCCATGCTTGAATTTATATTTAAGAATTCGCCTGATTCAGGAGAGACAGACGATTATTTATGTTGCCTCATTCGCTCCATGAATAAAACCTGTGAAATGGCTTACGCGTATATCGACACACTGCGCAACGAATAAAGAAAACTCAATAAACAATCACCCATAAAAACATAACGGCCTCTGGTCGGGAATTTCCACAACCTGAAAATGGTGGTGATGCATGAAAAACAGAAGTGCTTATAAAACCGCATTATTAATGGCTAATGCAGGATACTGGTCAGTTGCAATACTGTTTCTCAGAAAAGCATACGGGAAATAACAAATGACACATGAACCCATTAATACATATCGTCGCCGTATAGCTGTTGCGGCACTCCATCGAATAAAACGTAAAACAGGTGGTAATCTGCTTATTGTTGACCTTCCGGATGGGAACATTACGACCATAGAAATAACTGAACAGTTTATAAACCAGTTGCTGTTACGCTTCGAAGGTATTACCCGTGGTGAATTGGGCCGGGTGGAGGGTGAAACCGAAATCCACACTGCATACCAGAATGCTATCGGGATTAATCAACATACTGAATACCTGACTGAAACCGGAAAGTTAATTATAGACAACCTTTTTCAAGAGGTTATTGATTACGCGAAAGAAAAATATATCAGCGGAGGAATTAACTGATGGCTAATTTATCCCCTGTATCTGTTGTGCACGAAAAAGTGCAGATCGTTATGACAATTGAAAATGGCCAAGTCACAGGTGTCTGCAAAGTCCGCGATGGCGAGCTGATTGCCAGCATGGATACATTCATACGGCTGGCAGAAAGAGCGGGGTATCAGATAACAGCACCTGCTCAGGAGGAAACCGGTGGCATTAACAGCAACACGCATTCCTGAGCGGATCCACCGGCAGGCATTGCAGGTCCTGTTGTTGTACCGATGCCGACGGATATTTCCGCATCGGATACAGCGCACCGGATATCTCAGTCTGAAGGTTAACCGTCGCTGGCGGCTGTTATCGAAAGACGACGGCCGGAACTGGGAAGTAATGAGTCATGAACGTTATTCGGGAGAAATAAAGAAATGATCGACAACCGCACCGCCAGCGCCATTGACCAGGCATTACAGAAACATGATACACCCGTCGGCCCGTTATTTTTTGTAACACGCCACGGAAGAACAAAAAAATGCCTCACTCGAAAAACGGCAATTCGTTACCTGGCCTTCTTTATGACCACCCGCGCTTTTGAACGTTCAGGATTCCGACAACGCTATCCTGACAAGCGTTTTATCTTCAACAGGAATGAGATATGGAAACGTGGAGAATCAACCACAGAGTATACCCGCGCACACCAGCGAACAATCAGACGACTGCGCAGACTCATCGCCAGGAAACAGTATACAGAAAAATGGTTCAGAAAATATGACACATGGAGCGCCGGATATTACGAACTGATGGCAACAAAACCATTCTGACGTAAACGAAATTAACCATGACGCAATTAAATAAGGCAAGCCGAATACATCAGGAGGACCATGAACATTTATTTCAGAATAGTTATATCACTGGCAATTATCACATGTATTTACGGATTAATCGTTCCGGCCCTCATATCAATGAAGGATACGGTAGCAGTGATTTCTGGCTTTGCTCTGGCGTGTCTGACCCCGCCCTGCATTTATGCCATTTATAAGGGTCTTTCTTTTTCTAAGGATAAAAGATGAAAAAATTACTTTTTGCTTTAGCCCTTGTTCTGCCGACCATTGGCCTTGTCGGTTGCGATCGCGTTGAGCCTGGTAATGTGGGCATCAAAGTAAACAAACTGGGCGACGATAAAGGCGTCGGTGAAGTGGTCGGTGTTGGGCGCTACTGGACGGGATGGAACACTGAGGTTTACATCTTCCCGACCTTTAAGCAGATGAAGACCTACGATGATCCATTCAGTTTCCAGATGAGTGACGGTACAACCATCGGCTATCACATCGGCGTGGCCTACAAAGTTGATCCATCCAAAGTTACCACAGTCTTTCAGACCTACCGCAAAGGCGTGGACGACATTACCGACACCGACCTGCGCCAGAAGATAGCCGACGCACTCAACCGACTGGCCAGCAAAATGACCACCGACAAATTTATCGACGGCGGCAAGTCTGAGCTGCTGGATGCAGCTCTTAAAGACATTCAGGAAGAAATGACGCCCATCGGTATTCAGGTAATGAGCCTCTCATATGTGGGTAAGCCGGAGTACCCGCCTACTGTTATCGACAGCATTAATGCCAAAGTCACGGCGAACCAGAAAACCCTGCAACGCGAGCAGGAAGTAAAACAGCGCGAAGCGGAAGCCAACATGTTGCGCGCGGAAGCTGCCGGACAGGCAGATGCGATTCGCACAAAAGCCCAGGCCGAAGCCGATGCTATTCGTTTACGCGGTGAAGCTCTGCGCCAGAACCCCGGTGTTATGGAGCTGGAAGCCATCAACAAGTGGAACGGTACACTGCCGCAATACATGACCAGCGGTGCCAACACACCATTTATTCAGGTTAAGTAATACATATGCCCGGTATTACACGTCGGGCTGTCTGGAGATAAAAATGAATATTGTAACCATCAACAACAAACAGTTTCCGGTAATCGAATATCGCGGTCAGCGTGTTGTGACATTTGCAATAATTGATGACGTCCACCAGCGCCCGGAAGGTACCGCCCGTGCTGCGTTTAACCGCAACCGTTCTCACTTTATCGAAGGGGTGGATTTTCTTGAAATGACTGCGGACGTAATACGTACGGAGTCACTTTCTGATGCCTTTGCCGCGCGAACTGCCAAAGGGATCATTCTTTTCGAGTCTGGTTACCTGATGTTGACGAAGCCTTTTAACGATACTCTTGCATGGCAGGTTCAGCGCGAACTGGTTAACAGCTATTTCCGAACTCACGCGCCGCTGACGGAAATGGAGATGATCGCTGCAATGGCCGCCGATGCCGTTCGCCAGCAGAAGCGCCTGAGTCATGTTGAAGAGAAGATCGAAACGGTCACCAAAGCTGTGGAGAACATCAAACGCGGCACAATGCGCACCGGATATGTCGGTTACCGCCAGGTGGTAGCCAAAAGCGGAATGAGTGACGCCAAGTGCCGGAATCTGGTCAATGCCTACCACATCCCTACCGACACGCACGAATTTATGACTCCGGACGGTCTGTTGTCTCGCTGGGCTATCGTCGAGCTTGAGACATTTATGGCGGCATTCCACCAAATGATGTCAGAGGCTGAACCACGCGGCACACGCTGGTATCACCCGAAGATGGGGCTTTTCCAGGTAATCGGATGGGAGGATAAAGCATGATCATCCAGTCAAAACTTATTCGCGCCGCTCTGGTGTGCGCTGCTAAAAACGACGTTCGTTATTACCTGAACGGTCTTCACATCACGCCAAAACATATTGAGGCAACCAATGGTTCCGTGGCACTGCGCATGACTCACGGCATCCGGACGAAGAAAAACATCATTGTCCAGTTCGAAGGTGGCGTCCCGGCCAAAGCCGAAACGACAGAGCTGATTTTTAGTAAAGAGCCGATCGCTGTTCATCGCGACCAGTTTCAGCGCCGACTGTCCATTACCGGCATTAAATTGGTGGACGGTTGTTTTCCGGATTTGGAACGCATCATTCCGAAAAAATTTGACCTCTGTACACACCCGGTGATCCAGGCGGGTTACCTGAGTTATCCAGAGAAGATGTTTGGTCGTGAGCGTAAATTTATTCCCGTCCAGTTACGTCCCTCCGGTGACGGGCAAGCGGTCAGAATTCAGTTTGATTCCATCATCAACTCAATGTATGGCAATCCTGAATTTGTTGTGATGCCTTGTCGTGATCATGGCGATTTCAACGTGGCTCAGGAGCATCCGGAATGAAAATCGAATACCAGGACTACGGAGCCGTAGCGAACATCGTGATCACCTGCACCGTGTTCGAATTTCGTAAACATAACCGGGTGGTGGATGCTGCATTGCTTTGCACGCCGGACGTTATTGCAACTCACAGTGGTGTGTTTTTCATGAAGTCGGTTTTATCCGGTAAAACCCGCGATATGTTGCGGGCATATAAAACAGCACAGGGAGAGGTCGGGCGTGAGCGGGATTGATTATCAGGCACTGCGTGAGGCAGCAGTAGCAATTGAAACAGTGGCAACGCCTCAAAAATTGCAGGCGTTTCGGATGAAGGTCACACCGTCGGTGGTACTGGCGCTGCTGGATGAAATTAAGCGCCTGGAGGACACAAATATTGATGCTATGTGCCGAATTGCAGAACTGGAAGCGAGGGAAGTCGAGTTACCGGACGGCTACGAACCCCGTATGGGCCACCCAATAAATAGCGGTGAGCGGGTGGTAATGATGCCGCACCACTTTGGTGGATGGCTGGACCGCTTCGACGTCGAGCACGCATTGCAGGCAGCGGGGATCAAATTCAAAACAGCGGGGGTTGAGTACGAATGATTGAGGGTATTAGCAATAAATCGTTGAACACAGCATGTGTCGACGGTGGGTTGTTGTACAAAGTGACGTTTACGCAAATCGACAACGAAGATAACGCATTCACTGTGATTTACACGTCGCCAGCGATGGCGCAGAAGTGGGTGGATCTGCACAGGCTATGTGGTTTTCGTGTTGAGTGGGGGTGTTATGAGATGCGATGCAGATGGCATCATCGGGGGGATGAAAAATGAGCACTACGCTTGAGCAATGGCTGGAACAGCAGCACGGCAAAATTGATGTTGATTGCGGCTGTGTGAGCACTGAAACGCTTATGCACTGGATGCGTGTGGCGTATGAGGCTGGCAACTCTCCGGTAACTCCGGATAGTTGGATAAGCTGTAGTGAGCGAATGCCAGAAATGGGAGAGCGACAATGCTATGTGTTAGCTGCTGACTTTAAAAACAACTACCCACCAAGCATCCCCAACACTCAGGTCGGCGTATATGGCGACTGGTTTAATGATGGCAAGCCCACTTGGGATGACGGTGGTGGCGAAGACCTGTATCTCAAGGAGGTAACCCACTGGATGCCGCTGCCAGAACCGCCGCAGGAGGTGAATCAATGAGCTGGCGTGATGCAATCGTAACTCTGGGGGTGGTATTCGCAGCAGCGTTTGTTGTGTTCTCGATTTGTCGATGGGGATAACCACATGTTCGCTTTGATTCAACGCGGGCAGATATACACCGATAGTGCTGGCTACCCGGTAAAAATTACTCGCAGTACTGTTCACTCGGTATTCTTTCGGAGGATGGACGGGCGCTCCGGGCGGGTACGCATCACTGAGTTCAACAGCCTGTTCGAACATATTGACCACCAGGAGTACCGCAAAATTCTGGCAGAAACAGAGCAGGAAGCTCATCTGAAAAAATTACGAGCCATGAAAAGGAAGTAAAGAATGAATAAAGCATTTGAACGATGGGTCCACCAGCGTTACGGCAATCGCTATGATCTGACGCGAGATGTTGACGGTTTCTACTGTCGTGAAGTTGTGAAGCGAATGTTTGAAATGTGGTGCCACTGCCGTGGATGAAAGTTTTATGAGGTTGGCATGCAGACAATCATCTATCAGATAACCCCCAGCAAATGGTGTACGGAGAGAGTCCTTATTGCATCAACAGGGCTAAAGCCCGGCACCATCGAGCGGGCCAGGAGAAAGTCATGGATGCAGGGAAAAGAATACCGCCATTACGCTGTAGAAGGTGATCCTGGGCATTACAGTGAATGCCTGTACAACATCGAAGAAATTATGCGATGGATCGAAAACCAGAAACAACCAGGTGCCAAAAATGCAAGTTCCGGTTAACCTGTTAATGCTCCTGGACGTCTGGGAGGTTTAATGAGTAACGTATCATACCCGACAGGCGTTGAAAACCATGGAGGATCACTCCGTATATGGTTTCACTATAATGGCAAACGTGTCAGAGAAAACCTCGGTGTTCCTGACACCGCCAAAAACCGGAAGATCGCAGGTGAACTTCGCACTTCCGTTTGTTTTGCAATCAGAATGGGGTGTTTCGACTACGCCACACAGTTCCCTAATTCCCCTAACCTGAAACACTTTGGTCTGGGAAAAAGAGAGATAACCGTTAAGGCACTTTCGGAAAAATGGTTGGACCTTAAGAAAATTGAGATTTGTGCGAATGCACTTAATCGTTACCAGTCAGTAATTAAAAACATGTTGCCTATGTTGGGTGAGAAAAAACTGGTTTCATCCATAACAAAAGAGGATTTACTTTTCGCAAGGAGAGATTTGTTGACCGGTTACCATAAGCTTTCTAATGGAAAGATTTCTTCCATAAAAGGGCGCTCAGTGGTCACAGTAAACTACTATATGACAACCATAGCTGGAATGTTTCAATTTGCAACAGATAATGGTTATACCTCAGGAAACCCATTTAACGGTCTGGCACCCTTAAAAAAGTCCAAGGTAAAACCAGATCCTCTCACCCGTGACGAATTTATTCGTTTTATTGAGGCTTGCCGTCATCAACAAACAAAAAACCTGTGGATTCTCGCTGTATACACGGGTATTCGTCACGGGGAGCTGGTATCGCTGGCATGGGAAGATATAGATCTTAAAGCAAGGACTATAACCATCCGTAGGAATTATACAAAACTTGGCGAATTCACTCCACCAAAAACCGATGCTGGCACCGGAAGGACAATTCATCTGGTTCAACCAGCTATTGATGCTCTTAAAAGTCAGGCGGAAATGACCATGCTTGGAAAGCAACATTCTGTAGAGGTAAAGCAGAGGGAATATGGGAGAAGTACTGTGCATAAATGCACTTTTGTTTTTAGTCCTCAGGTAATAAAACAGCGGCAGTTTTCCGGACCGCACTATAAGGTTGACTCCATCAGGGAGTCATGGACAAGTATCTTAAAACGCGCAGGTCTGAGACACAGAAAATCGTACCAATCCAGGCATACTTATGCATGCTGGTCACTTGCCGCTGGAGCTAATCCTAGTTTTATCGCAAGCCAGATGGGCCACACAAACGCACAAATGGTATTCAATGTTTACGGAGCATGGATGAAAGACAACAATCACGAACAGATAGAACTCCTTAACAAAAGACTATCTGAAAGTGTCCCATGTATGCCCCATAAGAAAGTGGGGTAA